TCAATGACTGGAGCAACCTTGAATTTTTTGAAGTGATTTTGTAATATATTTGTGACCTTCGGGATGTCACCTTTATGCATTTTCCTAAATTGTGAAGTACCATGAACTTCAAGATACTTTTGTTTAGTTTTATTTGTAACTTTGTAAAATCCAATATCTGAGAGTTTTTTTACATTGAGTATACGATGCCAATATCTTGATTTCACTATGGGTGTTGGGATTTTAGTAACTGCGGTAAATACAGCCTGCCAGATACCTTTTGTGTTTGCAATTCGTTTCATCTCACTAATCAGAATTGGTGCAAAACCCATAGTTCTAAAATCATCATGGACACACATGAAATTAATTTGAACCATGCTTAGTATGTCCTCACACACTCGTATTTTATTTGGAACACTTGATATGAATCCGATAAGTTCTTGGGTTTCATCACGAATAATTCCCCTATTCTCATAACCAGGTGACTCAGCTGCCCACTTTAAAGTTTCAAGTGAATACTTAATTTTAGATGAATCACTGGATATATACTGTTCATTCAACAATGGGTGTGCTTCTTCAACTGAACATACTTTCCATGAAAATCCATTGGGAAGCTTTTGCGACTCCGTCGCGACCTCCCTCTCCTTATCAATTTCCTGTCCATTTTCATATTTGATACCTTCTTGGGGAACTGGTTGTTTATCCCAAAATGTTCTCATTATCATGTACTAGTATATCCCTTTTAAGTTGGCTTAAAGTTTTAGAGAGTGAACAGTATATAAGATGTCTCTTGAACAAGATTACACTACTGTCCCCGGTCAACTCTATGCGTGTCTATCTGTTGTAGGTCCAGAGGCTCCCCAAAAGAATGATAAGTTTGGTATTAAGATTCGTGGGGCTTTTGCTACTCGTGATGAGGCTGCTAACCACGCGAAGCGTCTCCAAAAGGAGGATTCTACCTTTGACATCTACGTTGTTGATATGTACAAATGGCTCCTCATTCCACCCGATCCCTCAAAGATTGAGGATGTACACTATACCAATGAAAAGCTTGAAGAGATTATGATTGGTTACAAGGATAACCAGGCTGAGGCTACTCGTATGTTCAACGATCGCAAGAGGGATATGATGGAATCTAAGAGTTTCCTCAAACCAGGTGATGAGAACTCTAGGTTTTATACTAAACCAGATGAAGCACCTCTCAGCCATCCAGCTGATATAATTGAGCGTCTCAAGAAGGAGAAGCCCGATACCCAGATGGAAGATCTCGTCAAGGAAGCTAATGAGATTGTTGCTACTGAGATTGAAGCGCGACGTAAGAAACGTGAAGCTGAGGAAGAAGCTTCCACTGATGGAACTATCAAGGAATCTGAAGAGGAGGGTGAACCAGAAGTTTCTTCTGCTTAATTAAAAAAATAATATTCATTACAATTAAAACAAAATGTGGAAAATAGTTATTGCTATCATTTTGACGAGTATGTTTTTCGTTTTGTTTTTTGAACCATATATAAAATTCAATACTGATATTAATTCAAAAAACAAAATGAGTACAATTGACGGGTTTGTTGAAGATACGAGGGATGCGTTTATAATGCCGAGATATCCGACACAAGTCATGGATCGTGATCTAACAGGTGAAGTACAACCCTTATATGGTGATATTGGGTCATTTGAACCATACTCAAGTGTTTCCGATGACCACTGGTTACATGGATTTCCACATGAAAGTGGTAAAATAGAAGTTCCTGATGAAACGAGAGAACAGAAATTACAACGTCGTAAACAAGAACTTACGCGTACTTTAGGATAACAGGTTGCATGGTTTTACCCATGAAGAAGCCTAATAGGAATACAGCGAATGCGATAATCCATGTAGATTTGTCAACGTTAGACAGAAAGTCATTTTTATCTGAATTCTGGTAATGTTGTGGGGGATACATCACTTCCGAGGGGTGAACATAGTATTGTTGATCATTAATCATTTGATCATTTATAGGTGTACTATCTTCATTTTTATCACGATGAGTATTAATTGGATCATTTATTGGGTCATAATCAATTGGATTTCCAATGTCAGTCTCCATTTTTTATATAGATACTGTTTTTTTTAAGCGTCTTCTTCCTCACTTTCATCATCATCAATAAAATCTTTTAGACTTTCACCATCATCGTCATCTTCACTTTCTTCATCTGAATAAAGTTCATCACCGGTGTCAATATCAGAACCTATTTCAGAATCATGTTCTTCCTTAGAATAATCATCTTCGAGAACAATATCTTCTGGAATGTACAACTCTGGCTTCTTTATAAGGCGGGTGGATTTCCTTCTAACGAATACCATTTACATATATAAAGACTTGTGCTTTTTAAGTACCTTAATTTGGGTAGAGTGTCTTAACAATACTCCCATTTAATCTATAAGTCCTCGCCTTACCCCTTGTACACATCGGACACTTTTGGGTTATTTCATACTTTTTGATTGCATATGACATATATTGACCATCGTGGTTACCACCAATTGTTTCACAATAAGTTGATGTTGTAAGCACCATAAAATCCTTCTTCTGTCTAGAAATACTTATAACACGTGTATCTTCTGGACATTTCATACACTTGTGCATGAATGATTCTAAACGTGGTTTGACATCAGATTGTTTCACTTGTGGTTTTTCTTCAAACTTTTTAATTTCTGGACACTTCCTGAGGTCCTCTTTTTTGGGATATAACTTTTCAACTATTTTGGGGGGGAGTTGATGTTTACGACCATAAAAATCTTTACAGAAACCATCCCTCCTACCCCTCACAGTCTCACACCGACAAAAACACTTCTGGGCTATGACAGAACCACTAATATGAAACCATACATGATTTGAACCATGGGGTCTCTTGAGATTTTCACAATACTTAGAGTTTGTACTCACTAGGTACGTTTCATTATGTTTGAATAACTTTGTAACAATTGCACCCCCCTGTCCATCCATATTAGTTTGTATAAATTTATGGAGGAGACCTTTGAGTTCGTCATTCTCAATTTCATCTTTAGTTTGTGCCGTTGTAAACGAACCCTCCTTAATGGCTGTTGATGGTGGTTCAACTGTGACATGTTGGACTTGATCAGTCCTCACAGAAGACATTTTTAGAATATCCATATCTGGGGCTTGTCCAATCTTTAGGAGGGTACTCAAAGGTCCACATTTATAAACAAATACGGGGAGGTACGCCACTTGTACAATCTTACCCTTTCCCTCACATCCTTCACATCCTTGTCCACCACATTGTTGATGTTTTTCTAACTTATATGACCACGGCATACGAAGACCACTCCCCTTTGTTCTTCTCTCAAGGCTCCCATACACCGAGGAATCTATAATTTCATTCCAATCTACGGAACCCTTCGCTGTTGTGAGAGATATAAGAATATGTTCACGTAGAGCCACAGCTGCTGATTGATTTACAACAAATCCTGGCCAATTGAGATGTACACCCGTCTTTATGAGATCACCAGACTTTTTAGGGGGTGCTACTGAGATGAGACATTCTTTACCACCATGGCGTTTCACTTTATCACATATAATCTTACACATGGACTTAATCTCCTCTATAGTTAGAGCCTTCTCATCTTTGTAGTCTATGTCAACGAAGAAGTTATAATTTGGAGTCTTCTGTTCAACGACAAAAAGTTTCTCACCCCTCTTGACAGCGTCAAGATACTTCTCATGGAAGTCATTCAATTTATCGAAAGGCACGGAAAGGACACCACCGTCCAGGAGCACATGCGATAGATTGGTTGCATTATTAAAATTATTGTGGCTACACCACTTCTTAAACATATCTTATTATCATCTCTATTCTCTAAACCATCTCATACAAGAGACGTCTTGATACTCCTGGGTTTGAGAAAGTTCTTTTTTTATAGTTAAAAGCTCGTACACTGTCTTATCTTCATTATCCTTCACCCACCATTCAACCTCTTCATCACAGAGACCTCTATTTTTTTTAAGGAGTTCCCCAATTTGCATTAAAATGTAAGCTTTAGACTTCATCCTATTTTATAGAAAAGTTTTTTCTATTTAAGGAACTCACACATGAATAAAATTCTGGATTTCTTATAATATTTTCAATTATAAGATTCCATTGTTTACGTGAATTAAACTCCTCGAGTGTATCATAACTCATATAGTCATTTTCATCATATGTTTTTTTTATTGGTAATTTTTGTATCTTTCTCAAATTCATTTTCTGCTTCTCATCGTAAAAACTTTTGACTAATGATTGTTGTTGGGTTCTATTATAATCCACAAAGAATACAAAAACATTATATTCTAGATCCACTGTGGGACTTT